CACGAAAAGGTCATAAAGCTCGTTTGCCCTCTTTTGTAGACGAGACCTCACTTCCGGTTTCAACGGCTCAAATGGGTTGCCATCCGTCTTATGGCCGCCCTCGGGAGCCGAGATGAAAGTAATTTTGAAACCAGCCTGATCGAGAGCTTTACTCATATCGACGTGCGCCATCACGACGCCGATTGAGCCAACTCCGCCCGTGCGAGAAACAGCAATGTGATCCGCCACCGAGGCAATAGAATAAGCCGCCGAATAGGCATATTCATGCGCAAATGCCCTCACAGGCTTCTTTCCGCGCGCCGCGTACATCTTATCGACGAGATCGAAATTACCGGCAACCTCGCCACCAGGGGAGTTGATAAGAAGCGCGATTGCGCGAACATCGTCATCGGCCATTCCGCGTTCAAACGCGCGTCGAATGTANTCGTAGCCTGTCGCCAGACCGCGAACGAACCAGGGGAAATCGTGCAGCAGAACGCCCTGAATGGGAATTTGCAGAATGCCGCCCTTCACAACGTAAGGACGGTGGGAAGTACGCCAGTCACCCTCATCAGGCCAAAAATCGTCATCCTCATCTTGGGCGGCAGCCATGAGGCGCTGGCAATCCTCGAAATTCCCGAGAGCTTTAATGTGCCCCTCAAAAAGCCGTTGATGTGCCGCCGAGACAAGCAAGAGAGAATCGGCGAAGCGGGCGATCAATGCCTCATTCATCGGTGTCATCCCTCTCATTCACGTCAGTGTCGCCCTCTTTCTCGCGCGGAGCGCCGCTGGCAGCATTCATCATGTTGTCGCTCTCGGTAAACACGAGTCCGCGCCGCTTGGCCTCATCCTGCTCGCGCTGAACTTGCTCGAATACGCGCCGCCAATCCTTGCCCAAACGGCCCAACTCCTCTTCACGAGTCGAAAGGCCATACTTGATCCTGAGCACGGCGGCCTGCGTCTCTTTCAGCTCGTCGATCTGACCGCGAGACGCGCCAATCCATTCACAACGGCCGTAAGCCTCGCGATTGAGTCCTTCCCAAAAATTGGGGGCATTGCGCGGAAGGCTTTCAATGTCTCCGTTAGCAAAGGCTTCCTCCAACCACAGCATGTAAATGTGTGTGGCTAAGGTATCGGCGGTATGACGCTTACGCGCCTGCATACCCTTATACGTCTCGTTCAAGGCGGCCTTGGTCGAGCTGTAATTGACCTTGGAATAGTCGCGTGAAAGCTGCTCGTAACTAATCCCGAGATTCGCCGCGATGTAGCGCAGAAGCGAAGCCTCGAAATCGGTTCCGAGCGGGCCGCCCTGACCCGCAGGCCGAAGTTGAAGCTTCGTACCAGGGAAAAAGTGCGGGATGCGTATGCCGTTAAGCGTGACGTGCTTGGCATCCGCGAGGTAATTTTTCAGCGCCCCGAGATAGCCGCCGACGTATTTCGTAATGAGTGTACCGAAATCGTCATCACCCTTACCGGCACCGAGCGCCGCGAAAACCTCAGCAGTCGGCAGATCGGACTCGATGGAAGCCGCGTAGGTCGCATTGACGACGGCGTTCTGCAAGACGACATCACGGAACTTGCGAGCAATGCGCGTCTCCTTGAGCGCGGAAACCATTGCAGAAACGCCCCGCGACTGATCGGGACGAAATTGCTCGTAGATATGAATGACCTGTTGACGACCCCAGGGCTTACGCGCCGGAACATACCGCCATTGATAAGCGCTGAGATCGGTCCAGTCTTGCGGGTGCGCCTTGCGAATCCAGTACCCGAGCGGAGCCCCGCGCTTGTCACGATGAATGCCACCACGAAGGCGCGGCGTTTCCCGTACAAACGGGGGATTGCCCAGGCGGTCGGGATCGATCATCTGAATGGCCGTTTTGTACGGACGGATCGGATCGTTGATCCATTCGGCAACGGCCAAAACCTCGCCGACCATCAGCTCCATGCCGACTGCGAGACGGATAAGACCTGTAAAGTTATTTACACGGGAAGCATCAGGCCAATTGCTGATGCTCTCGGCCCATAGCGTGAATTTNGTCTCAACTTCCTTCTGGAANTCCTCTGCCCACACCTCGTCAAGCCCGAGCACTTCATATGCGGGCTTGGAATTGAGTAGGTACATCGCGCCGACGATGTTATCCTTGTGAACATCAACTCCAGCGCGAACGTAGGCATCATTCCGAACGGTGTCCCGAGCCCGAGCGTCGAGAATTTCCTTCTCGGGCAAAATATCTTGGTCGGCTGAGCCCATCGAAGGCTGCCAAAGGGCAACCTCGCGGTCGAATAGGCTCGCGCTCTCGTAAGCGCCACCGGCAACGGCAAGGGGTTGTGCGCCCGCGTCGGCCGGGAGAACTTCAACCGACGCGGGCGCTTTCACTTGGTCGTCGAGACCAAGTAACCGTTGCATCTCTGCGTCGTGTGCGAGGTAGCTTTTCAAAACAAGAACCTCAGTGGCCCCGAAACCGTCTTCTTGCCGCCGCAGTGATCCGCAATCTGCGAACGCAACTGCTCGATATACGCTGCCAACTTGTTGGCGTTAGCAGGCGTAAATTCGACACGCTCACCGGATTGATCGACAAGCACCCGGATCGACTTGCCAATCATCAAGTCTTCGTATGCCTGCTCAGCGCGAGAAAGACGCTGGCGCAAGGCATCGCATTGTTCCGGTGTCATCTTTCAACCCACTCCTCTGTCATCGTGCGATTATCACGTTTCATGACAAGATACAAGTTTTAAGTGACACTTACGCCAATAGAGAACCCAGCTCGCGAAGGTCGTATTCAGCATTCGATTTCTCAACGAANGGGCGCTCTTGTTCCTCGGGCAAGAATACGAGATCGTTCTCGTCCCAATCGCGCGCCCATCTCGGCGGATCATCCCAATCGATCTTTTCAATCCCTGCGAATTTCGGATGCAGCGCAATTGCGATCGCGTAGCACAGCAGGTCCCACGCCTCGTTTCGGAGCTTCTTGGGATTTTCCCAAATACCTTTTGCGTTACGCGTTTCGGCCGTGAGTTCCGAATAGAACCAGTCATCAAGCCAGTCTGGAAAATTGACCATTCCACCGCCCGGTTCATCGCGGCCGAGCATCTGAAATACTTGGTCCTTAATCAAATTGACATTGATCTCAAGGACCGGAACCTCGCCGCGAGCTGCCGCACGCCGGTCGCGTCGATCGGAATCGGGATAAGCGATTTTGACGCGCGGCGCGTTGAGATTGGGGATACCCTTGATAAGCTGGAAACGCCGATGGTGATTGGCTGGATGGTCATTCTTAAGCCAACGCCAGAAATTGTACGCATTGGCCGTGACGCCCTCACGACCGCCTGAGTCACAACCGATGGCGCGTATAGCCATGTGCCGCCCGCTNCCGTCGTCNAGCGGATACGTGCGCTCAATCACTTCCTCGACCAGCAATTGCCAGTCTTCAAGATGTGTNCCAGGGCTTACCCAAAGCGCCAACTCGGGATGGTCCTCATCGTGGCGCTTCGACTTCTTGATGCTGAAACGGTCGATGATCGTGATGTCATTGCCGGGGGAAAAACCGTGGACTTGCACGACGAAGGAGTTCTTTTGAACGTCGATAGTGGCAATGAGAAAACGCACGCCCTCGGGAACGACGCGATGGCCGAGATCACGCGCCCGAGCCTTCAAGTCCTCGGGCAGCCGCTCGCCTGCGATAGACGGCGGCAGGAAAGGCAACCCTTGATCTGTATTGATGGTGGCCTTGAGCGCGGCTGCATCACCAGTGCGCTCGAATTCCTCCGTGGCCTTGAGATACTTGAAAACAAGGTCCTTCCAAGTCGTAAAGGCCGCAGCGGTGCCTTTGAGCCAGAAGCTCGCGATGTCGGAACGCACAATGGGTGTGCCGACGATCTTGCCATCGTCATCCCAGGACTGACCGTCTTTGATCCAACGACCGTTGAGATTGAGTTCGTGCTTCCCAGGCTGACCAGGGCCAGCATCATGCGTGTGCTGGAATCCGCAGTGTGGGCATTCCAGGGTCGCTGCCTCCGCTGCCTCCAGGTGATCCTTGCTGTCTGGCCACCGGAGGAGCTTGAAGTCGCCCTCGAAGGGCTTCTTGCAACCGGCGCAACGCCAATACCATCGCCGACGATCGCCGCGATTGTAGAGCGCGAGAATTCCCTGCGTCGGCGGAGCCTCGTGCGGTGTTGACGGCACCCAACGGGGATTTTCGATCTCGTAACCGGGCGAGGACTCCGCGACGGTCATTCCGTAGCGACCAAAGGTCTGCGTTCGCTTTCGCCCAAGATCGAACGGAGGCCCTTCCTTATCAACGTCCTGGGGCATCCGATCATAGTCCATGAGCCACACGCGTGGCACGGTCTTTCCCGAAAGCTCGGTAATCGTCGGCCATTTCACGAGCAGTCGCATACCGCTCAGGAAGCGGATGTCATGAACGTTCATATTGTGCCGACCAGGGATCACTTTCTCACCAAGCGCGGGCGAGTGGCGAAAGGCACGTCGGAGATCACCGATCGACCAGTCACGCGCTGTCCCCTGCGTCATGTGGACTAGCAACATGTCGGCGGGATCGCAGATGGCGGTGTGCGTTAACCAATTGAAGAACAGGTCCGATTTGCCACATCGCGCGGGTCCAGCGAAGATGAGCCCGGTGAACTCGTGCGAAGTCAGCTCGCCCATGATTTCCGTCAGGTAGGGCGCGATGCTGTTATCCCATGGTCCGACGTAGGAGCCAGGGTTGTTGAGCTTGCGATATTTCTCGGCGGCCTCGGGAACCGTCAGGCGCTCCGGTGGACGGATCGCCTCGGCTGTGGCCACGAGCATTTCCTCAAGGGAACTGTAACGCAGCATCACACGAAATCCTCAACTTCCTCGGATTCCTCACCCAACTGATTCGGCGTGTAGCTCCGATCCTTGAGGCTCAGGATGTACTGATAGAT